GTGAACCTCCGAATTCTCCATGAAAGTTCCTGGGTGACCTGATAGTAAGCCAGCTGTCTTTGAATAAACTATATCCTCGAAGACTACATCCGAATGGATATAATCAACAACCAGACCATAGGCAATTCTTTCATAATTTGGATCCCATGGAATCTTATTCATCTCCAAAGCTTGTTTAAGGATATTGAGTCTTACTTTCGTAGCCATAAACATCAATCTTTGATCCATCTTTTCTTCCCATGCCTTGACATCAAAATCAATGACATAATCATGATAAATCAAATGACGAGCTACATTATTCCAATGTACCTCTGGATTTATTCCCATAGCGAAAGGAGATGTCCTACCTTCCATCCATATATTTTTCACCGTAGTGAACAAATCCTTAAAGAGTTTCATGTAAACAATCTGATGAATAAAATTGCCAACACCTACTGTTCTCGTCTTTGGTTCCTTGATCTTATTGGGACCAACAAGTTCATGTTTGCGAAACTCTAATTTATAGTTTTGGGGTACCTTCAAACTGGAATAATATTCCTCGTATAAGTCAACATCATATAAGACGCGACCTTGAATTTGCCAAAACTTTCCCTCTGCATCATACCTTATCATCGGGGTTTTTCCAACTACACCTCTTTCTTCCTTGTAAGGCAAACCTGCTGAAGTGCTAACATCAATGCTGGTAGATCCTTGCATTCTAATTCCTGTTATTGCTTGTGCTGTTGTCAACACTCTTGAATTAAACACCTCTGGAATAAATGTTGCATAAATGGCATGAAGGTATTTCTCTCCAAACTTCTCCTCGTCTGTGGTCAACTTAACATACTTGACTCCTGCTGACTTATTCAATGAAACTTCCAAAAAATGTCTCGAATTTGGAGGGAATCTAGGATCATCTGCTCTTTGAGCTGCTGGTTCAACATCAACGGGGAACAAAGAAAACAAGGGTGTTCTCTTAAATCCGGGAGCTGTGTCTACTGTTTGACTTCTAAACGGTGATTCCTTCATGATTTGGTTATGTTTAAAAACAGATTTCAATGGATGTTCAGAAATCTCTTCAACTTCATGTAAACAAACTTCAACTCTCGCTCTCTCTTCAAACTGCTTCACATGTTTATCAATAACTTCACGAGGTAGGATAGCCACATAAGTAGTTCTTCCTAAAACAACACTCTGATGTACTATTCCAAGAATGGAAGATGGCAAAGAATTGTTATGATGAATCACAACCGAACCTGAATCCCCATGAACTGTTTGGTAGGGCAAAGCCAAAACTCTTCCAAGATGGG